CTTCTCACCCATATCTATTCGTTCTTGTGTAGGTTTAGATTTCACTAAACGGTACTCTTGCATCATATTATTCTCTTGATAAAATGCAACACGATAGATAGGATCACCTCTCTTAATTATAAGAGGTTTAGTTCTATCTATTACATCAACTGCAAATGACAGTGGTCTCTCCCATTGAGATAAGTTCCACCTCCCAGAGATCAGATTGAAATTATTATTGAGTGCTGTGAGTCCTGTATCCTTCTGCTCTACCCATATATTCTTTGCCTTTGTCCACATCATAATCTTAGGGATGAACATTTGTATTGAAGGATGTATATGCCAATCCTTAATTGGTAATACAAATCTATCAAATAGTCCTACAAGATTAGGTGAGTGGATACTCTGATTCTCATAATCAAACTCTAATGTTAAATCTCTAGGTGCATAGACAGTGAACTCTCTCTTTGTTAAATGTGACCACGCAGGGCATTTATAGTACTTTAATACATTAGTCTTCTCATCAATATGTCTTGTTGGTTCAATCCCAACACCATCTATCTCTATTGATGACTTGAGAGCATCATTAGCAGCACCTTCGAATTGATAATAATATATGTCAACCATTGCCATTCTTTTTCCTTTGACTGGAATTACCTAATGGTGATGTCCATCTTAAATTATCAATATGATTATTTGACGTGTCTGCGTCAATATGGTCAACATAAGCAGATTCTCTTACAAATTGCTTCATTGATTCAGGTGACTTATCCCAATCTGCTTTAGGAACAGGTGGATGCTCATCAATAGGTTCCCAGGTCTCCTTTACCGCTCTATGATATCTAATATTAACTTTACTATGTTTTGAACTAACTTGTCCTGCACCATTGGTGGATGCAACATAATCATATTCCTTAAAGAATCCTATAGGAACACTTAAATTAACAGCAAGAGGTCTAGCATATGTTCCTTTTACCCCACGCTCTTCAACTAACTGTTTTCTTGTATGATCTAACATTTTGGGAGTACCTCTTCCCTTTGTTCGTTTGTTGCTAAGAATTTTACCACACTTACTCACATAATAATCTGGTATTTCCATTCCCTTATGAATGAGTGGTTTGAACTCGATGTTGTTAAAAAGCATTTTCAAATTGCAAACTATAGTAAGTGTACCATAAAATCAACCATTGAACAACCACCCGAAGGGACATTTCTCTTCCTTGTCTTTAAAGATGAGATCATCAGCAAGATGAGATTGAAAATGTTTCACCTTCATTCTCTTATACACATCTAATAGTAATTCAGTATGTGGTTGTGCCTTCTCCATTTTAAATGTCTGGTCGAGATTGTCCTCTTGATAAAATGCTAATTTATAAATCGGATCTCCACGTTTAATAACAACAGGTTCATTTGGATCACATATATTAAATCCAAATGATATTGGTCTACACCAAGATGATAAATTAAACCAACCATTTGTTAGTGTGAAATTATTATTACGTGATGTCATTGGGTGATCTTTAACTTCAACCCATACTCTCTTTGATTCAGTCCAACATAGTACCATTGGACACATTATTTGAATTGTTGTTATTGGTTTAGTTTTATTTTCTACCTTAACATAATTATTAACTTCTTCATTGGTCATACTAGGTGAACCAACTGCACCTCTTTCATTATCAATATGCAATATTATTTCACGAGGTGCATAAACTATAAACTCTCTTGAGTTCTTATGCCTCCAAGCAGGACATTCCCAATTGGGTGTATTCCCAGGTGAGTAAGTTTCGAGAACTTTTTTTGGTTCAAGACCAACTCCATCCACATCTATACAAGAATCCCAAGCATCAAGAGTATTATGTACTCCTTCATATTGATAGTAATTAATCTTGACAGACATAGTTGAAATTAATGACGATTCTATTTGTAGCGAGGGTAGGACAGGACGATGCGTGCATTTTTAAACCATCAAAAATAACGAGTTTCCCCTTCTCTGGTTTAATGGTTTGCTCAATCTCACCATTCTTTGCAAAAAAGTGAGTATCACCGTCAGAATCATTCACATAATACAGTGCTGTAGTATGTGGAATCTCTGCATCCGTATGTGGCATATTATAACCTATCCTTGTAGGTAATAGCAACCCACCCTTAACTCTCAGTAGTTCGTGTTTAGGAGTTGGGACAAACGAGAGAAAAAGTGGAAATAAAAAATCCCAATATTGATCCTCTATCTTATTATCTCTATCGTAGAACATATGTGCAAATCCTGGAGTGCTCTGAGCATTAGGATACCTGCTCCTCATCTCACTGGTGTAAGCATATGTTACCTCACTCAATAGATGCCAATCAAATCTAACATTGGACATCATTGAATGAATCTTGTCCTGATATAGTTCAGGTATAATATCTCTTCTTACTTCAATCATTGCCACCGTACATAATTGCAAGACAGACTCTATCATCATCTGACTGTGATGGTTCTGTTCTATGTTTCAACCAACCAGGAAATACCAGGACATCACCCTCTTCAACTGCTACAGTTTTCCACAGATCTAACTGTGGTTCTCCAGGTGACCCCCAACGGTGATATTCATAAGGATCTCTAAATTGAAAGTACCCTGAATTAGTGGAGTGCTTAAGATATGCAGAGATAACTAAAGGACAACCATTGTGGTGGTGCTCCATAGTCATTCCACTTCTCTTGTGTGTATTGACCCAAGATCTAATAGGTACAGGTTGACCACTACCATAATCCCAGTGATTCCACAATGCGTGAAGATATGGTTGCATATGATTTATAAATGGTTGCATTATCTCCCAGTAATGTGGTTGATGCTCAACATTATATGCAGTTGAGAAAGCATTACCAGTTTCTAATGCTGCACCAGTACCAGTATTTTGAATAGTATGGTCAATTAGTTTTCCACAATGCTCTTGCAGTGATCCACCATCATATTCAAAATCATACTTAAATCTCCACAACCAGTGTGGAGATACAGGAATAGTTTCTTGATCTTTTAATATGTCAAGCAGATGTCCCACCAATAACCTCCATTTCTTCGGTACCTCCACCAGTCTGGTCAAGATCAGTTAATGATGGCATTGCAGTTTCAGAGTCATCACCTAATACATCTCTCTTACATATTAACAGTGCATCAATAGCACCCTCAAGTTGTGACTTACGTTTAAATGCGTCACTACGCTTCTCAAATTCGATAGTGGTAACACCATAAGGATTTAGTTTCTTATCACTAAACTCCTTATCATACCTTTCAATATCTACATCACACTGTTGCTTCTGTAGATAGAAGTTTTGTATAAGTTCATCAATAGTCATAGTTTTTCTCCGTCAGAGTGATACTTAATGGTTTTCATTGCACGTGCTATTCTACCTTGTACATTGTCGTGAATCATATATTCAGACTTGATAGAATAATTAAATGCTGCTTCTAACTCCCAGTCTTTAGCATTAGCAGGTTCTTGAACTACATCATACCATTCTCTTTCGAGGTAAGTTCTGGGTATTGGTATATATTGTGCTATAGGTGTACCTGCTTTAACAAGTGTACCTTCTGGACCTGTGTCCATTTCGTGCCACATTAACTGCACATTCATTTGTAGTGCAAAGCGAGGATCGAATACACCACTAACTGCTTCGAAACGTGGTTCATTATTCCAATGAACTGGTGATTGTAGCATCACAATATCATCAGATGCTCTAACCCTCCAAGGTAATTCCATCTTAATAATATGTGCAAGAGTATCTCTTGGACTATCAATCAATGGCATTACTTGTTCAGGTGCGTGATCTGAAATGTAGTTGCTGTGTCTCTGGAATGTATTTGGTACTTCATATTGAAATGATATACCATCACCATTAGTAATTATAATGAAATCCATTGGTGCAACGACTGTCCAACCAAGTCGGGCAATCTGTTTAATACCAGGACAATTTGAAGAGTTCTGTGATCCTTGTAAGGGGCACCTTCTCTTCTTGACAGCAGGATCTAACCACTGTCTCTTAACTTTGCTGGTTGGTATCAGTGGATAGCACTCAGCAAGACCAGGTTCTAATGAATAGAATCTAACCCAAGGTTTCTTCTTTTTAAAGAAGTTAAAATTCATCTTTCTAACTTCTCCTCTACTATATCCATAAGATGCTCAAACTCTTTAAGATGCTCTAAATCATATAGTAACTTAGATATTTGAGTTACAACCAATGGTTTTTCATTAGTAGCAGCAGACTTAATTGCTGATCTGATACTCCCTTCTGCTTCAAGTAAGTAGTCTAATGTTTGTTTAGATAGTGCCATAATTAATCAATAAGTTCAGGTCTGATGTCATCTCCCTTGTAGATGTTATCACGTAGGTATTCATAATGAGATGGACATTCATCACTGGTAACGAAATCCTCCACCTCTTTAGTATACTCTAGATGCTTCTGTTCGAGATATTCTAACTCTTTAGGATCACGTGGATTATAATAATCCTTGCCTAATATCATACCATTTCCTGCTGCAACATAATTCATCCCACCCATTCCTGTGTCCAAACCGTGATCCAGATCTAGTGCACTTCCCAGGCGTTCATAATTGTCATTGATACGTATAAGTCCATCCATCTCTTTCCATAGGTACTCATTAATTTGAGTACACCATCTCCAATATGGATTATCATCACGTCCACTAAGTGCATAGTGCATAGCAACGAACTTATTGAATCCTATTACCTCACGTTGAGCAGAATAGTTAAACCATTGCCGTTCAAGTCTGGTAATATATCCTCTTCTTCTGTTGAGTACATCAACAAGTCTAAGGATATTCTCGTGTGTGGTTAATAGTCCTGTTGACTCTAATGGTTCAACAAAACCGTATGATAACCCAATACCAACAACATTCAAGTTCCACGCTTTCTCGTGATATCCATTCTTAACATCAACCTCCTTCACTTCATACTCGTCAGGAGTGACACCAAACTTGTTCTGTATCCAAGTTTCAAACTCAGGTATTACCTCAGTGCTCATTGCAAATCGTGATGACCAACAATAACCAACTCCTACTCTATCCCATAGAGGTATAGTCCACGCCCAACCATTTGTCATTGCCTGGCAATCAGTCACGCAGTGCATTATCTCTTCACGTTCTTCCTGTGTCTTATAAGGAATACGTGCATATAATGCTCTATCATTAGCAAGGTCATCAAACTTATTATATCTTGTTCCTAACTGTTGTTCTAATAGTACACTAGAGAATCCAGTGCAATCAACAAACAGATCACCAACAACACCAACTGTTCTCTTATCTTCAATCAAACGAACAGCAAGTTGTTTAATAGTTCTATTAGACTCAGCAGGTGATCCACCTTTTATAATATCTTTAACGGTACCACGTACTTCACCTACAATATGTGTGAATCTACCTTCATATTGATAGCATACATTCTCACGTAAATACTGACCAAACTTCTCAGCATCTAAATGATATGCTACCTCAGTTCTCCAATCAAAACTTCTAAATCTATTGTCTCTATTATCCCATTGTTTGTTATGTTTAACTAATGCACTCTGCTCTGTATTATAGAACTCAGCGAATGTCCCAGGTGTCCATTTTTCAGGGTCATTACGTGCTAAATCAAACCAGTCATTAAGTCCTTTGATCTTGTCTATAAAATCAAACTCTCCAAATGGATACTGGAATGTTTCCCCTATTTGACTAAAATCAGTGAACTGAATACTATTCTTATATGTTGCATTACAATATGGCATCCAGTCCTCATCTTTGAGTCCTAATGCAATCAAATACTTATTAAAATGTCCTAGTGTACTCTCACCTACACCTATTGGTGGTTTATCACTTTCGATTAATACTACATTAATCCACGGACATAACTTTAACAATGCAGCAGCAGTCATCCATCCAGATGATCCACCACCAACTATAACAACATTTTCAACCTTCATAAGAATTAATCCTCTTCATTATATAGGGCATTATATAGATCCATATTATACCAGAAAATCCCCCCAATTGGGGAGATTTTGGTGATTAGATCAGATTGATATTTTTATGTGCCTAGTTCATCATAGGTACGACCCCATCCTGAGAAACGTTCCCAGATTGGTGCGTCTATTGTAGCACGTTTTGCTGGTCTTGTCGTTGCTGGTTCAGCAGCATCACCCATAAAATCAGCAATTTCATCATCAGTCATTGTTGGATCCATTGGTTCCGCAACGGATGATGGTTGTGTTGTGTTCTCTTTAATTGCTTTGATGTGATTAAACCACAGAGCATCTCCAGCATCTAATGCTTTACCTGCTGCTAGGTCTTTGTATAACATATCCAATTGTTCCCCGACCTCACCATAAGCAACTTTGCGAATGGTACCAGGATCTGAATATGCGTCAGTACGCTTAACCCATACTGCATCAGCAGCAGAAGGAGACCATTCTAGTGTCCAATCTTTTGTGATGTCATCAGGTGCATTAACCCACATTTGTGAACAACCACGTCCTAAGAATAGTACGTACTCTTCACCAGGGTCTACGATGTCGGCAACTGCGCCGTTGAAGTCCATTAATGCTTTCTTCATTGTTCCCCTATTTGTAGTTGATAACGCAGACTACACCATACTTACCGTTAGATCCACGGAAACTATGGAAGTGTCCACCTGATCCACCAGCACCATATGCAGCGTGGTCTTGGTGGTTATGACTGAAGTTACCACCATTTGGCCAACCCCCTCCAACTGATCCACCGAAGTGAGATGTGCCTCCAATTCCTCCACCACCACCGTGGTGAGATTGTCCACCTCCACCCCAGACGTTCAAGTCTCCACCAGAACCATTACGTCCTAGTCCACCTGAGTGTCCAGCATTTCTGTTAGCACCGTGTCCACCACCAGCAGATAGGTAAGGACCGAAAGATGATGAACCACCATCTCCACCGTGACCGAAGTACCAGGTACCTCCACCACCTCCACCGATTGATATACCAACGGAACCAATACTATTAACGTCTAAAACTCTTTCAGAGTATCCACCAGCAGCACCTGATTCTCCGTGCCCTGACGCTCCTCCTCCACCTCCTTGTACTCGTACGTGTATGTACTTGACACCAGATGGTTTGTTCCAGGTACCGTTACCTGTCCATACTTGTAGTGATTGAATGTTCTCTCCACCTCCAGCAGCCCATTGCATCGATGAACCGTCGTTAGAAAGAAATTTACCACTCTGACCTGACACCGAAGGTACAATCTGACTAGAAGATCCAGACATCGTACCATTAATGGTGATGTTACTGACTGTCAGTGCTCCGTTCGCTGTTATGTTACCTGAAGCAAGGGAGAATCCGCCAATGCCTGAGAGGTCTCTAATAGATGCAACTTTAAGTGTACTCATTTTGCTTTAGTTTTTCCTCAGTTTTATTTATACAATTAGGTTGGGCGAGTATAACCTTCTGGTAGGAAGGGTTGATCTCTGTCCCATTGATCATCATCTGGTTTGTAACTATCGTGATAAGTTACTTGTTGTGTTTTTGGTGCTACAAATGCATCAGGAGTGTCATCATCAATACCAATAGTTATATTTAGGGTATCATTAATGACTTCATTCTCCTCATTACACCAAAATAACATATCGTAGTTTTCACCTGATTCCAGATTTTTGATGTTGAAGTCTGTTAAAAATGCTTCATTAGACTTCTCTGGACCCACCCACTCGTTAGAGTAAACTACTTCTTTCACTTCTTTAGATTTATCAACGTTCTCAATGACTCGTTGAATTGTAATACCATACCTAAGATTAACAAAGGTACAATCCATACTATGATTTTTTCTAAAACCTATTCTACACTGTACATCTGGATGAGTAACCTGAAATCCACTGATCTCACATACATTACGTGCGAGATGAAAACATACAGTTATTAAATTAGGTCTGTCGTCATACTTAATCGGTTGACCTTCAATATAAACGTAATCGTCGTGATCTGTTGCGGGATTTTGTGTTGCCATAATATCTTAAGGTAATTTGTAACCGAATACAATGACACCAGTTTCACCGTTACAGTCACCAGCACCATTGCGTCTACCATTAGGATCACTACCTGGTGAACAGTTACTACCTGCCCAAGTACCTCCTCCTAATCCTTGTCCTGTGAGATCTCCCTCATCAGCACCTGCCCAATTGGATCCACCCCCGCCACCAGCAGCACCATTGCAGTCACAACCTGGATTACCACCGCAACTTCCTGCACGATATCCACCGCCACCGCCACCTCCTCCAGAGGCATCGTTACCTGGTCTTCCACACTCATCACCATTTGAGTCACCATTATTTCCAGTCGCTCCACCTTGAGATCCACACTGTCCGTTGGATCCTCTTTGACCACCTGAACCACCGTGACCAGCACCACTACATCCTTCTCTACCTCCTCCACCGCCGCCACCAGCACCGACGAGTTTCACATTACCCATACCCCAACCATTTAGGAAGACCATAGAAGCAGCACCGCCTCCACCTCCTCCAGCAGAGCATCCACTACAAGAAGCGTGAGTACCATTACCACCTGTACCATATCCTGAACTATTAGAACCGCCGCCACCGCCGCCCCAACATCCATAACATCCATTACCTCCACCACCGCCTCTACCGACAGCAGTGTACAATATATTTCCTGCCTCTACAGTAATGGTAGTACGAGCACTACCTCCACCGCCTCCATTATTTCCTCCTTGACCACCTCTTCCACCAGCAGCACCCCACGCCCAAATGGTAATAGCACCACCTGCACTAATATTTAACTGTGAGGTTCCACCTGATTGAAATCTATGAAATCTATAAGTTCCGTCTGCAAATCCTTCGTTCCACTCAGAACCACCAGATGCTTGTACATAACTGAATGATGCTCCTCCACCCCCACCTTGACCACCTGTTGCACTAGGTCCAGAGGCAGTAGGAATGAATTTTGCACTCATACCAAAACGTCCCATATTTTACTCCTTAAGGTACATCGTAATTACCACCCGATCCCAATACTGTGAAAGGTTGGGTGTCATACTGTTGGTTAACAATAGCAAAGGAACATACAGCAACTTTCTTGTCCTGACCAGGTTGTGAACCACCTGCCCAGAGTATAGTATGTCCGTTACCGTTGATATTTAGTCCACTAGGTAGTCCTGCACCACCCATATCATAAACAATTACGGTGATACCGTAACCACAAGATTCATAAGGAACATTATTTAATGATAACGTAAAGTTACCACCACCTGTCTTATTGATCCAGATTACGTTATTATCGTTAAAGTCGTGTGTTACGTTACCACTAGAGTTATAATATGTTATCGATTCTTTTGTCTCACTGAAATGTAGTATTCCAGTTGATGTAATATGTCCTGACGTAATATCTACAAATTGTGCGTATGATAGGTCATCGTCTCCAAGTAATGTCCAAGATGCGTCTGTCTCAATGGTTACTGTAAATCCGTTCGCAATTTCTATTGGACCAGCAGTAAAACCATTTGTAAATTCTGCTCCACCGTTAAAGACAGGACCAATTGTTATATTTTCTTGTATCGTTGTACCGTTGGTTCTAATGATTGAACCTTCACCTAATGAAGGACCACCTCCACCAACGTCATCCCATCCTGGGTTACCAGCATTGGCATCTGCCTTATAGATCTGTGCCATATCCTCGGTACTGTTGTACACGAGAGTACCATAGGCAGGAGTTCCCAGAGCATTTATCTGAGACTGATTTAATGGTGGTAAGTTTAATTGTTCTGAGATTGACCAGGCAGTAACTAGACCTCTAGTCGCTGCTTGTATCTGACCTTCTCTTATTTTAGTTGTCATTCGTCAGATGCCTTTGTTAGCTATTTAGATTACCAGTTCCCTAATCTGGATCACGTCGGTAGCAGCAGGTGCTGTACCAATACTAAAGTCAACGGCATTACCTGTAACTGTATAGTCCAGACCTGGAATCTGTGCTACACCATTAAGGAATACGAGTACTGAATATGCTGTGTGACCAGGAGATATGGCAAAGGATGCTGTTGATCCATTACCTTGATATGTCACACCGTTATTGCTGTTGGCAACACCTGTTGCAAGAGTGTATTTGTCAGCAGCACCATAATTACCTGTAACGTCTATGTTACCAGTGATGGCAACGTTACCTGTAATTCTCATTCTATTAGAAGCATCTGGTGCTTCACCAATACCGTAGTTGGTGACACCACCAAATCTACGTGAAGTAATAGGTGCAGTATCGGTCATACCGAACTTGTACCATATACCTGTCTCATAGATCCAACCTAATGAATCACCTGCTTCCCAGTCTATATTATAAACTAGGTCACCATCATTAAATGCTAGTGCAGAGTCAACGTCAGGATTACCAGAACCATCATCTGATGCTAAGAATGTCTGTCTTAATACAGTACCATCATTATTAGAATATGTTAGTAATAGTGTCTGGATGTTCTCTTGTGCATTGATTCTCTTCTGGAAGGTAACAGGACCTGAGAATACTGATTCTAACTGGTTAGATGCACCACCAATTACAGTTAATTTGTCAGTCAGAACAACCTCAGAAAATGTCTGAATGGTTGTGTTCTCTTCACCCAACACGTTAAGTTGAGCAATATCCTCGTTAGTGATCTGACCTGTAACTGGGTTAATAACCTGGTTACCAACGAATAGTTCACCATCACTGTTAACACCAGAGTAGTATGCAACTCCTGCTGATTCTTTCAGTGACTGTGACAGTCTAACCTGTTGTGGTGTTAGCACCTCCACCTGTGTAGATGGGAATGCAGTACTATAGTTACCTGGTCCGAAACCTAGGTACTCAAACGTATGTCCAGATGCTCTAAGGATAGAGTATCTTCGCAGTTCACATAATATAGGTGCAACTGAGTTGTCAGCATTTAGTTTGAGTGCAATCTTTCTCTCTTCCTCATCACCTAGTCTTGCTGTTACTACTATATTATTAAGAGTATTAGCAGTAGTATTGTATCCTAGGTTGTTTTCTGTCTCTAGTAGGAAGAATTGAGTACTTTCTTTTGTAATTGATAGTTGCTTATCCTCGTTAGGATTAGGTGAAGCACCATCAGTAGTTGTAACTCTACCTAAAATTTCATTATCAGCAATAGAGATAGAAGGAGCAGGGTCTGCTAGTGGGTTATCTCTGTCAAATGTAGGATAAACATCTACTTGGTTCTGTGAGAATGCAAAATCATCAAAGTTTGATGTAGCAGGAGATACGGATGCGTTCAAGAATGTTAGATAATATATACCATCCTTAACACCACGTTCAAACTCCTGATATGTTTCTACCTCATAGATGTAGTATGTTTTATCATAGGCAGGTGAGTTTGTTTCACTAGATCTTGGTTGTACCACGAAACCTGTAATAGGTACTCTAGGTACTGGGAATGAATCCTTGTCTAGTACATATCTGAAACGATAAATTCTATCCTTAAGGTCTCTTGCGTCTGGAACTCTTCGAACAAATGTCGTAGGAGTAAATCCAAGGTTATTATATTGTGAGTTAGCAATCAGTGTAGTATAGATATCGTTATTTGCACTATCTACCTGAACATACCAGTTAGACTGGTTCTGATCAAACTTGATTGGTGAAGCATCATCTCCAGGAGATGTACCTGTAACTTCTTTTCCAGAAGGATCAAACTTTGCACTATGTGTTGTAGGTTCTTGTGCACCAGCAGCAATCAATAATACGTTAAGATGATCTGGTACCGTTGGTGAATCTCTTCTAGCACCTACAGTATAACCCTGTACCTTACTTGGTGGTTTAGCATTAAGGTTAGTGTACCCATACAAGAATAGTTTTGTTGGGTCTGCTGCTGCCTTGATCTTCTGTATATCTAATGTTACCCAGTTAATTGATATCTCTGGGACATCACTTAATGACTTAGGTGGTATAACGTGAGTGAGTTGACCCGCTTTATCCTTAGTAAACGATGCTGACTTAAATCCTTTTGATCTAAGAGAAGTGTTTCCAAAGTTTGAGTTTGAGTTCGTGATTGAGAGGTCTCCTCCACTATCAGAGAAGAAGTGATCACCGAATCCAACGGCGAACACCGAGACGACCTGGATAAATGCGTCGTTACTTGCGTATATGTGTCTATTTCTCCAACCCTTACGATACTTGGACAGTCCATCGATGTGTGCACCTGAACCTGCTGCTTGTGCTTCATAGTTTCCAGTAGATGCGTTGTATTTAACAAATGCTCTATCGTCTTTCTGTAGTGAGATACCAGTAAACTGGGCAACAACCATTGATTTGAAACCAGTTGCCTGAGCACCATCAGCGTGCATACCATTTATACCCCAAACTGATCTTAGTGAACAGTTGAATACATATGGAGATGCTGAGTCAACAGTGTCAATCTCAACTTTAACCAGTACGTTACTACCAATAGCATTACCTGTTGGTTCCGAGGACATCTGATAGGTAAACTGGTTACCCTGTGCAGATGTTACAAGGAATGATCCATTATAAAGATTAGAGTCTGCCTCAGTTGGACCAGTAACACCAGCAATATTAACTGCAACACCAACAGAGAAACCGTGGTTGATCGGGTTATCTTGAATGTCAACAGTAAATGCTGTAGCAGTTTGTCCATTTCTAATAATCTGAGATACTCTAAATTCATCAGAAATTGGACCAACGATTCTGTTCTCTTCAACTCTTGCTTGTAATTGGTCTTGAGCGATAGTACCTGAAGTATCAGGAATTGTAGCGTATGCCTTCGAAATCTTTTGATAGTACAGATCTAGGTCTGTAATATTAGCGTACTCAAAACAAGTTAACTTATGATGAGAAAAGTTTGGAGCAATAGTGTCAACAATATCAGGACGATAGTAAACTCCATTATTGTCACCGTCAAAGAAAGACTGTTGCCAGAAATAACATCCACCAGTTAGTTTGAATATACCAGAGGCAGATGGTTCGTTAGCAGTTGTAATACCAAGTGATGCTTGTGTTGTAGGATATGGTACATATTTCGGTACTATCTTAGTACGACGTAAGTCAGATCCAACAACAGAACAACCTCTGGGAACAATGATTCCACCGTTAACTGAGTTAAACTTATGGAGAATATTGTTAGAAGAGGTTAGATCGAAATTTGTATTTTCATCAAATGGTGTAATTTCAGTGTACTGTGCAGTACCAGGTCTATTATCAATTACATACTCTGAGGGATAGAGGTATATACTAAATGCGTCAAATTCGTCATTACTAAGTCCAACTCTATATGAAAATCTAGATACTTCAAGAAAGGCACGTTGTAACGTCTTAAATGGACGCAAAGCAGAGTTACCTCGGTTGTCGTATGCATCCGATGCATCAAAATCGTCGGGGTTGACGTATATAATACGACCAGTCCTCGACGTGATGATATTCTTAAGACGGGTTAATGCCATTTACTTAATGAACCTTATGTTTATATTTATCCCTCCTTAAGGAGTACTACCTTGAGGGGGTTGATATTGAGTTTGACTATAGTCACCAACTTGATTCTCAAATCCATTAAGTTGGAAAGTAGCATTAGTATCAGATGCGTACACAACTATGTGTGAACCAGGTCCGATAATAATACCTTTGTGCTCATTGGTGTCATTTGCAGCACAAGTCTTATCATAAAATAGGTAATCTTCATTTACTAAGGCATCAGCATCAGTAACAGAACTAACTGTTGCTACTTGTCTTGAACCTATACCTTGAATAGGTGGAGTATCAACAAAGGTGTCACTACCAGCAAAAGGTGTAGTGTTACCACCCCAAGTAATCGTCAGTTCAGCAGAAACACCTTTGTTCCATTTCTGAACATAACCCCAAGCACCAGGTGTTGGTGATCCTAAGGTTTGAGTTGCAGTACCAACAACAAATGTGTTACCAGTTACAGGTGTACCACCTTCAACGTCATAAACGTATATTGAGTCAAAGACTGGATCCTGTACTACATCAATGTTTCCTGCATATCCTGCAGTACCATCAGCATAGTAGTATAGAGGGTCAGGAGTATTAGCAGTAATAGCAATTTCAATATATGCTGTACCTCCAGATCCTGCGGTACCGACCTTCGTTACACCTGTAGTAAATTCTGTACCAGCAGTAGGTGTAGCGTTTGTACCTTCGTTAACATCAGAGAATCTAAATGCTAAGGAAGAGTTACTAGCGTCTGATATGTCCCATCGATAAGTTCTATCCTTATCAACAGTAAACTGAGTATCAGGTAATATTTCTTCTCCTGCTGTTTCAGACCAAATAAATCTACTCTGGAATCCAATGTTAGAAGTAACAGTTAACGTGAGAGGTGTCTTTATAGTTGCACCACCAGCACCAGTTAGTGTTTCATCAGCAGTAAACCATTTTGCAGCACCAGTAGCACCAGCAGTAGCAACCAATGGTGTAACAGTAGCACCATCGTTATGGTTCGCTGCTGTGGTTCCCCACTGTGCACGCTCAACTGTAAGGTCATTACCAGCAACAGCAGTACAAAGTAGAACTTCGTTACCTATAAGTATATGCTGTCCTGATACTACAGTAGTACCATTAGTAACAGTCACTGTTAAGTCAGTAGACTGATATACCTGACCCTCGTTAATAGTAGTTGTTGTTCCAGATGGAGTATATGACTGAAGGTATTGACCAGGTGTATGTGCTACAGCAGTAGTACCAAATGTACCACGAGTAACAGTTACGGTAGCACCTCCTGTATTAGTTGGTGAGTTATAGAATGCGATACCAGTAATGGTTGCGACTTCAGCAGCAGCATTATCAGCATCAAACACAATATAATCATTCACTGCCATATTATCAGCAGTTGTAAATTTAATAGCAGTATCTCCTGAAGCAATATCATCAAGTTCTAGTGATATTGTTGAAGTACCAATACCACGGAAAACTCCAGCTAGACCAGACGTACCAGCAGTAATAGCCTCGCCACCAACGAATGTTCCAGAACCAGTTGTGGAGTCAATAAATAAGTCTCCAGTTCTCTTTACCTTTGTAGAATATGTGGTAGTTGTGGTAGTACGTACAACATCCCCTATACGTGCACTCCAGTTACCTTGATCCGATACAACTCCCAAACCTGGTGTCGCAGTAGATTGCGTCAATCCTGGATTGAGTGCTAATTTATACTTTGTGATAGGGTTACCTTTCTTAAAATCATAGGTGTTAGCATCAAGTGTTAAAACTTGACTGTAATCCTTATGTCCCACTCTATAGGTAATACCAGAACCAGATCTGTTGGCTACGTGTAACACACCACTGGTGGTTATTCCAATGTGAGAACTGTATAGTACCGTATTTGTTGTTGCTGCGGGGGAAGCGGCAGCGAGTCTTCCTGCTGTCATTTGTTAATTACCAACCTGCTATAAAGTGTTGTTGTATTCTGAGTCTACCACCCAGATCTGGTGCCGAAATTGGACCTCCGAATGCAACACCAACACTACCAACGTTTTCTGTTGATAGGAGTGTAGCATCTGCATTAGGGAACTTAATAGTTCTTGTACCTTCAAGATTACCTAGATCCAGGAATACCTGTTTCGTTTCATCAACACCATCAATTAACTTAAGTTCCTTAATACTCTTGTTTTCGAGTACCTGTGTCGCTTTAGTTGTTACAAGTGTGTTATTTGAAAGTATATTTGTATTTAGTGATGCAGTAGGGAAGTCATATCTAAGTGTCTGTGCACCTTGAACTTCCGTCAGGTCAAAATAAACACGAGCGGTAGCATCTGCTTCCTTACTAAAGTAAGGTCCAGAGTACGTCTTGTTCTTTAAAATTTGTGTAGATTCCGTACCAGCAATAGTAAGAGACTGGTCTGGGAATTTTACAATTCTGTTAGTGGTGAGATCACCAGCATCTAATAATACTTCAGGTGTCGGGTTATTTGGATCACCAGAAGCGATATCTGATACAGTAGGGTTAATTAAATTCTTATTACTTATGTCCTGTTCTGTAATAGTATCAAGTATTGTACTCTGAGATGCAGAAGTACCATAATCAGGGAGTCTGTAGATGTGAGTTACAGGTGCTTCCCAAGAGTCAGTTTCAAATAGTGCTATCTTACCAGCATTTGATGAACCCACAATCTGTAGGTTACCATCCTGAATGATGATAGTCTTATTACTAATAGTCTGTGCGGTATCATTACCGATCAAAGTAGTAGAAGTAAAACTTCCTGTACTTGGTAAAGCAAACGTACGAATACCAGCACCAGTAGATACAGCAGATACCTCAAACTTTGCTTTCTTATCAGGGTTCTGATCGTCAGCAATGTAAAAGTTCGTATCAATTAACTCTGTTGGACCATTAACAAGGAATTTACCAGAACCCTGCGGTCGTAAATCAATGTTAACGTTAGCAGAGGTTGTATCACTTGCAATCAATCTAATAGTGGCAGATCCATCTGCGTTTCCCTGCTTCCTATAGTACATTGATGATGTACCAAAAGCGAGACCTATCTCATCATATGCGGATTGATAGAGACCTGTGTCCCTGTCCAAATCAAAACAAAGTCCAGGAGCCGTCTGGGATCCCGCACTCACTCCTTTAAATAACTGATTAATCTTTGCTTTCCTATTTGGAATCAAAGGATCAGAGATAACGACTGGCATAATTGCTTCGCCAGTAAGTACCTCATCAGCCAGAGTATCTAATTGTGAAATTCTTTTTGTTCCCACTTAGCTCAGGCAGTAGTTCGTACAACTTTATTTATACACGGTATCATTTGCCTAAACTGGCAGCAGGGTGTGTTTTATTAGATACAAAATTAGTTCCACGAATTAAGCAGAGCAAAGCAATACATTTTTGCCTAACTTCTGGTTTGCGTGATCCGATATCTTCGATTCTAGAAATCAGATCATTGTAAATTTCTGTAGGTGATTTATCACCCTCTACCGCCACTGTGATGTGCTCGGTTTCATCAATAATAACTGGACTAGGCATAAATTTTTGTTAGCAAGTGAGGATAATCTAGCCTATATAGTGTAGCATAAGGAGAACAAGATGATTTGAAATTACTTTGTAATTTTTCAATTCAAACATTCAACGGAGGCTAAATTCAATGCATAACCTGTTATCACATAACCAATTAGCAAATTGGAACGCTGTAGATGAAGATGGTTACGATAATGACGATCAAATAAACGACTACTTCGACTGCCTAATTGAGTGTGACGACAATCAGAGTTATTGCAGACGACTATGTAAGGAAGTGTTAGTTTGACTTCCTAATTAATTCACTCAGAGAAAGTCCTAGTCTATCAACTGAGTCTGCCATCTGTCTGTATCCCGTACCTACATAGACCTGACCACTTGTAACAGCAACGGCACAGATACCCCAGAACCAGTAATACCACTTGGACTTTACCTGATGTTTTTTTAACCATTTTAAGGTGGGAGATTCGCTCCCATCTTTTTTTGTCTGTTGAAAAATAGCCATTTGGAAAGGTAATAAATAATTTTAGTAGATTCTATTTGTTATGGTAAAAGGAACAGGTTCCTCACGTGGAGGAGAAGATATTGTAGCAAAGGCAAGAGCCAATAAGCTAACAATTGGAGGGATCAATGAGACCGTAATGGATCTGTTCCCCTCTACTGTAGTACGCTATGAGCATAATTTTCCACTGATTGATGATGAAGTAGAGGATGTAATAAACTTCATTCGGGAAGAAGAACAACAAGAAATAAACGTTAACGTTGATCCAGTATACGATACTGGAGAAAGACGTAATTTCCTTGGTGGTTATGCTGATAAGGTACCGAACTTAACGAACTTTATTAAGGAATGCTGTACGCATTACATAGGGCACGATAACTTCGAAATACCTCAGTCTTGGTTGAACCTGTATCCTAAAGGTACCTGTCAAGAGAAACATTTACATCCAGGATGGGAATTGGCTGGTGTCTATTATCATAGGACCAGACAACATAACGGTATTATAAACTTTCATTCCCCATTAAGTCAAGCATATTTAGAGTGTTTCGCAACACAGAGGGATATAGCAGTTGAGACTTTCCCAAATTCATTATTATTATTTCCAGGTTGGTTAGAACATTCTACTACACCAAACGGATCACACGAACAAAAGACATCAATAGGATTAAATATTAAAGTACACAAAACAGGTGAATACGCATTAGAAGGACAATGGGTAGGAAAGCATTCTCTTCTATGGGCACCCCCAAAATTTTTAAATCAAGACTGGCCAAAACCTAATGAAGGACAAGAAAGCAGCTAAAAAAATTATTAAACAAGCAAAAAAACACCCTGAATGGTATACCAAACAGGATGTAGCATATGCAAAAATGGTTAAAAGGAGAGAAAAGGCTAAGAAATCCGCTTCTCGTCAACAATCCGACTAGATTGCTCTAATACTTTTAGAGCATCCAACAATTCTGGAGTTTCCTCCCACGACCATTCCTGGTTATGTTGGGGGTTTTTCTTTTCTATAGTGTAAGTTCTTTTCATAGAGGGATCTCTCCAGTACATAGATCATCCATTGAAAATACAATAGGATGAAGTTCTTCCATTATAAGGTATTGACTAATCTTGTACATATCATCCATAGTATATTGTAACTTATTTTCACATTGCTCTATTAGTTCTACACTTGGGTTATCAATCTCTTCAAAGGTAAATGCTTTACCATTGATAAACCACATCTTAACTAATCCAACATTATGGATGATATGGAAGTCGGAATGGATTTGGTACATTTCTCGAATTCGAATGGTCCTTTTTCAGCACCCCAAACCAGTTTTCCATTTTCGTCCCATCCCTTATCGTGGGTAGTAAACTCACTAGCAGTCAGCGTGATTTTCGCTTGTACCTTGGCACCATCGTGCCTCTCTGCATCTCCACGAGTCCTACCGAAATATCCAGGATACGTTTCGGACTCAGTGAATACTAGATCAGGTACTCTAAGGAATTTGTCGTAGGTCTCTATTACTATTTGATGCGGTTCAATACGCAAGTTATGCTTTCGACCTCTGTATAGCTCCCCATTCCAATCATACCATTGCTTTGAATACAACTGCCCATCCTCCATATACCACCAATAGTGGGTATAAGCGAAGGCAGAAGGGTACATTTGGGCTTGCTTTAAATTATGCCAGTGATGTACCAAAAAGGATAGAAAATGGTCTTGATTCATCGGTTCGCATTATATAGGTCAGAGTTGTTGTTTCAATTCACCCAGTGTTTCGTGAACGTAGGATTGTACCTCTGCTGCACTTGGTAAATTAACGCCAGGTGTAGGAGTTGGTGCTCCTGCTGCTCCTGCTGCTGCTTCCATTGCAGCAATTTCTTTATCTATTTCTATTTCCTTTGTGCGAGGGTTGGCAACAGGTGTGATAAGCACGTTACCTTCTGGTAATTCTACCACACAAGGGTTACCTCGTGCTGCTAAATTTAATGTAAATTCTGTATTCTTACAGATTTCTTCTAATGTTACTCTAATCATAGTTTAAAATGGCAATGTTCAGGATCTACATCCCTTTGGATCATCTCAACGACTGACTGAAAACCGTCAGCACCGTCTTCATCCCATTTGTACCGTACCTTCTCCTGTCTCCCTTCATTGTCCATAATAGTGATAGTACGTCTTGGGAAATCAACCCAAACATACTCAAGATAAGTTGTTTCTTCCATAATCAGTTGAGCATTAAGGGTAGACCGTAAATTTGAGTAGGACCCACACCACATCCAAAGGATGCAATACCAGCACCTACACTATATGCTATTGTACCAGATGTTACGGCATTTACAATAGCCCCACCTGCTGCTGTTACAAATTCACCGATTCCACCAGCAGCTGTGGTTACAACCGTTGCTTTACCACCTGTAGTACCAGTGATGACATCAACGACACCACAAGGTTGTGCTGCACTCACAGCCATACGGACGTGAGCAGCAGGTAAAATACTTGTACCAGGTATACCCTCACCAACGAGAGTAATGTCTGGACCTTTTAGAATTGATAAGCGACCTGTAACCCCAGGGATAGGATTAAGCATCGCAACCATATTAAATACGACATTATTGACTAGATTCGTTTCCCAAGCACATTCGTTAACAATCTCACCAGATATACTGTTCATCAATGAAGTTGCTTTAGTAGAAATAGATCCAGCATTTAGATCTAAGTTACTAATGGCATTCATTGTAATATTAGATGCCTGTATACCCCAGTTACCTTGATAGTTGATCTCGTGGTCAGCAGCAATAGTCTGTGCAGACTTAGACTGCTTATCATTATCCTCACCTACACCATTTGATTGGTGCTGGTTGAAGGATCCACCGACCTCTAGGTCTAGATCACCCATCACGTGTATCTTAAGATCACCTTCTATAGTAAGGACTCCATCGCCTTTAGCTGTAGTACAATAATCTCCACCTATAATCTGTGTAAGATTATTTGGTTGGTTACGGTGTGTATTACCTTGATTATCATCAATGGTAGTTTGTCCACCAGTACCAGATGTTATAGTCTTTTCTTTTCCAGGATTGTTATCCTGAATAACAGAAGCACCATTCATAAATGACTGGACTTCCATCTTGAAAGGACTTAAGTTATTATACATCGATGAAATAACATCAGTCCCAGTGACACTATTACCAGTACCACTAGTTACACCATCGATAGTTATTTCTCGTTCAAAGAATTCAGGTACCGTATCGCAAGTTGACGTACCCCACAAGGGTAGCCAGAACTTCTGTTTAGGAGGTTTTATTTTCCTTCCGCAATCCTTCTTAGGAATTAACATCTTAAGAAGTGCGAGTATTAAACTTACAATGTTGCTCCAAGAAATCTTAGAGAAATCAAACTGGAAGATAGACTGGATCTTATTAGCCATATCCTTCAGTTTACCTGCAAGGTTCTTGATAGTAGAGATAGCACTTACAAGTACATTTGCTACTTCCATCACCTTGTTAAGTGCACCCTTAACCTTACCTACAATACTGTTAACAGTATCTAAAACTCCAGTAGGAATAGCATCGTACACTTTGGATACTATTATCCCTGCCATATTCTCGGCAAAGGCAGCAGTATCATTAAACGCCTGTTTTACTAAACTAAAGATCCACTTCCCTTCGAAGCCACAGAAGAGACTAAAGATGAACTCAGCTAGTGCAAGCACAGCATTTATAACACCCATCGGTATAACATTGGATAACCATTGAGTGATCTGGCTGATGATTGCTTCAATCTGCTTTGCCAGTACCTCTTTCATCCAAGACATAATACCTGATATGCCATTAGCAATGAAGTTGTTTATACCCTTCATCGCCTTATCTAATATTTTATTATCGACCTTCTTACCAGTAATGATAGAGATCAAATTACCTGCAGGATCTTTTGCCAGAGCAGAAGAAAAATTCCCTACCTCTGTTAGCATCCGATTCAAATCTCTTTCAAAACCCTCACCCGCTGGTCCAGCAGAACCATTAGCAATACCCTGTGCCTCTGTAGGTACTACCTTCGGGTTTGTAGCATAGTTACCAGGTAGTTCTCTTTCTGCTTTAGATATAATTCCTCTGTCACTCGCTGATCCACCAGCATTATCTGCAGGTGCTTCACCAGTTGTATTAAATGGTGCACCACCGTGTACATCTGCACCTGCACCATCCTTAGATTGTGCTGGTAATTCTGGAGCTTCGGTACCGTCAGCAACTACTGTAGCTGGTTGATCGGTATCAGCACCAGTCTCTCCAGTTTGTGCGTCAGCAGTGTTCTTAAAGGATCGCATAGATCCCATAATCACGGGCATCTGTGCTTCTTCCCCGTCTAGGAAGAATCCTAATACCTGAGCACCGACCTGCAGCTCAGTCTTTGTTCCTGTATTCTTAATACCTGGTTGATCTGTTGGACCAAGACAAAGTGCCCACGGGAGATCCGCTGTGGGCATCGTGGAAACATATGCTTCCTTGCTCTTTCCACCAGTGTACCATCCGATAACACGGACTTTAACTCTACCGAGTTGTTGAGGGTCGTCGATCTTTTCAACTTCACCTATCCACCAGGTAAAGCCATCACGACCCATCACATCCGATTTACCTATCGTGTTAATCGTTGCTTCAGGCATTAATAATATAGTATACTACAGAAATTATTTATACAGGTACTCAATCATCGTACACGAGACACTCAGGCTCGTCTGGATGTTGGTCACAAAATAGTTCTAAACAGTTAGGATCGTGGTGGTCTCCTGCTACGATCTCTTCGTGATGGTGCTCCTCATATTCTATAAGGTCGTGGAGCTCTTCTTTAGTATGCCTACGCATCTGTGGATTAGTTGTTGGATCCGCAAGGATCTCTTTGTCGTGGGCAATATGTTGTTCTATGGTTGTCATTTAAAATAAAAGCGACGTTTGTATTATAAGTTAGAAATGCTATCTTTGGCAAGCTGTAAAATGGTTGTCACACCCTCTACAGTATATTCGTGCATAACACCCACAATGAGGTACTTGCCAGAATATGTTTTATCCAACTCAATCCTGTCAGATTGCTCTTCTGTGGTAGTAGATTCAGGAATCCTTACTTCTACTATATCACCAGCAGTTAATGCAACGTTGCCAGGTACAGTAATATCTAGGTTAAAAGCATTCATCAACTGCCATCTTGATGCTGCATATGCTGAAGCCAAAACACTATCTGTCTTCATATTAGGTGCATTACCCTCAGGGTTTTGTGCGTTCTCAGAGTACAACATACTTGGCAGTGCACGTATCTTTATTCTTGAGGGTCTCTCCTCTGAGAAATATTCGTTATTAACTTTAGGGAATGGGAAATCTGGATTCAATTTATTTGCTTCACCAAACACAGACTGTGCTGTGAAGTTAATAGGTTCTTGAATAGATCCACTGGGTGTCTCATCATCAGAACCAGTTGATCCTTCCTCTGTAGTAGCACCTGCAGAAGGTAAGTTACCACTAGTCAGAGCAGGTGCAACAATTCCTATGGTTGAAGTACTATACATTCCTGTACGTAATTTCTCAAGATGATTTGCTCTATCAGGATAGTTTATAGTTTCTATCTTGAAAGCATTGACATCATCGTTACCTACGTTTGCCTGTGAGTAAGTATAGATCTCAGGAGCACCAAATGTTTCATTACTTGCTGAACATAGGAAATCTATTGTACATAGGTTCTTACCTTTATAAGTTTCCCAGAAAATATATCCAGACTTTCCAGATACAGATCCTGTTATCTTATCAGTTATATACTCAATGGCATCGTATGGTCTCCAGTTAGGTGAAAGGAAATTAAAATTACCTCTACTGGGTTCCCAACGATCCACCTTCTTATCAAACTTAAGGTTATCAGTCAGTATAGTTTTTATAGAATCTGTACCAGGCTGATCTTTGAACGTTTTAAATACTCTATTAACTTCATTAGAAGTAACTTCTGGTGATGCACTGTACACTATGTAAGTTTGTGCTCTCTCAGACTTAGTAACTTCACCAATCTTAAATGTCTTCTGTATAATTTCTAACTCCTCATCAGGTGATGAGTCTGTAGTAATACGTAATTTAATATACTCATTACCATTCAATTTTGCTGCAAGATCAATAGTATCATAGAAAACAAACTCCATCCTTACTGAAGGTGAAGTTAATGACTCATAATAGTTCCAGGCAGAGCATATACCACGAAGATCGAAAGCATTCTCACCAGTAAAACTAAGACTAGACAAATCCTCAGTAGGTACTACGTCATCAGAGACGAGTAGAGAGAATTCATTCAGGGTATAACCTTTGGGTTGATATTCTGCCATTAGAAGAAGTTACTGCTGATTGTGGATCCTTCACCTAGGTATCCAAAGCGACTCTGTAAGTACCTATTTGCTGGATTCTGTTTACGTGGCATAACAATAGGTGTACCACCACCGTCTCCACCACCTCCAGGAGGACCAGGCATTTCTATCATATCAAGTACAACTGCTTGTGCAGCACCCTCTATGTTTGCTGCCTGTCTCTCTGCTGTGATCTGTTCAAGTGTCTTAACCATTGCAATGATCTTAGCACCCAATCCTGCAGCAGCACCAGCACCAGGTAATATAGCGTTAGCAACTGGTGTTATAGCATTGATGATAGGTTGAGCACCACCAACAGCTTTAGCAACCTGAGCTCCAACAGCAGAGAATAGACCACCTAATCCAAACTCAGGCAATTTACTCTGTGGTGCCTTGACTCTTACTACACCACCCTTAGATCTACCAGGTAACTGTCCACCAAATCCTGCGAGCATAGCACTCTTCAGGGACCTGGCAGTTAATCCTGGATCTTTACGGGTATGTGGTGTATCTACGGGTACAACATAACCACCACCAGATCTTTGTGCTACATACTCGGTACCGTGACCTATGAAGTCAACACCTCTACCCGTCAGTGATACGGGGTAACCTGATTGTGGTCCAGAAATCCATCCACCCTTACTTCTGGTTGGGATAGGTTTCATAGGTATATTAAATATCGGTGCAGTACGTACGTAACCACCTTTAGAGAATCCCGCCTGATTCGCAACATTATCAAACCTGTCTTTATCATCTTGACTCATATCTTCATAATGTCTTGGAGTGACAGAAGATACATTAGTTTCTGAAACATTATCATTATCAGATCCTACAAACATATCCAACAACCACTTCAATCCTTTTAATAACCCTATTAATGGTGCGAATACAACCTTACCAATGAAATTGGCTATCTGCATTATCTTAGGCAGATGAGGCTTAATCATATCCACTACCTTATCGATAGCAGGACCCAGTGATTCAAATATACCTCTTATAGCATCTGTCACTGGTTTCATAAATGCAGTAACAGCTTCCTTTACCTTATCAAAGAACTTTTTAAACTTCTCTATCCAGTCCATTAATGCTGGACCGAAGAACTTACCAAGATGCTTACCTAACCAACCACCTAAAGCATTACCTATCATACCTCCAATAGGTCCAGCAATACTGTTACCTATAGCACCCAGTGCCATACCACCAGCAGTAGCACCAACTCCAGCACCTACAGCAGCAGCTTTTCTATCCTCTTCAGGTATAGACTCATCCTGCATTACATCCTGATATGCCATCACACCTTGTGTAGCAGCCTGGATTCCTCTACCTATAGCATTACCACCTAGGAATCTACCTAGGTTCATAACACCACCACTGACTGTCTTCAGAACACCAGCAAAATTCTTAACCGTTGCTATAGGATTCTTAAGGAACGATAAGCCTAATAAGGCTGCACCTCCCACACCTATCAATTTTAGTGCACCAGTTATTCTCTCTATCCAATCTTTACCATCACCAAACGTACTATTCCACGCATCACCTATAAACTTGGTAACGTTTCCAATAAACCCCACCATACCCTTGACAAACTTACCAAGTCTGTCCATCATTACTTTTAGTTTCTCTGTATTCTCCTTCTTACTTAACCAATCTAATACACCAAATGTTAGTAGAGATTTTAATAATCTACCCAGGTACTCTAAGAATGTTGGTGCAGCTTTAGATAACAGTCCACCTACTCTCTTCCCTACACCTTGAGCACCTTGTTTAAGATTCTTACCAAGGGCTTGGTCTCTCATTAACTGCTGATTTCTTAGCAGTTCTTGCTGTGCTGCCTTCTCTGATGCAAGACTAGTCTGCAGCATTACACCGATACTGTTAACAGTAGCACCCAGTGAGTTAATAGCATTGATAGCAGATCCAAAATCAGATCCTGCTACTGTCTTGTTCCCAATGGATATTGTAAGTCCTTTACTCTTCGGTGCTGTAACGAACTTATAAAATCTAATTTTAGGTGATGTGCTTGCCATTAGCCTCTAATGCTTGTCTCCGCTGATGCTCCAACGACTGTTGAACCGCTGTCCCCGCCACTACTTGTAGTACGTCTAGCTATTGGTTGTACAATAACAGTGCTACCTTCTGTCTGAATAACTCCATTAGAAGGATTAGTACTATTAACGTCCGAGGTAGTTGCAGCTACGGTATCTGCACTATTTATTTCAGGAGGAATAATAGTATTCTCTGAAGCCATAGGAGTACCAAATAATTTAGGTAATTCCTTATGTGGATTCTCTGGCCAAGACCAATTTGGTTTCCATACAGAGAAGTTTAATCTAGTATCTGCTCCTTGATCAACTAACCTACCGATCATCTGACCAGCTTTTACTTTATCCCCCTTCTTAACCAAAGGCTCCATATGGAGATACCTATGATGTCTCGCTGGATCTCCCTCAGCCTCTATCTTGAGTTGAGAATCCTTATCCTTACCACCCTTAAAATTCCATCCAGATACAATACCACCAACAGCAGCAACAACTGCTTGAGTTAAACTCGTATCAGGTTTAGGTTTGAGTACAACACCCATACCATCACCCTTACCATCTGCTTCAGGTGCACTCTTAAACCAAGAGGATGGTTCACCATCAAACTGACCATTCTTTAAAGGGAATATCTTACTACCAGTACTATGACCAGTAGGTGCTGCTTCCATCATTCTTGCAGACTCAGCTTGATGTGCTTCGAGAGCATTCAATTCTTCCTGTTCATTCTGTACTCTAGTGACAGCATCAGCTCTAGCATCAGTTAATCTCTGAATATATGCTTGCTCTTCAGCTATCCTTTCATCAAGAGTGTACCTATGACTGAAATGTTCCTTAGCATCTCCTCCTCTCTCTGCTGCTAATGCTTGTAACCAAGCTAACTTCTCTCTGGCAGCTTCAATAGCACGCTCTTTCTGTCTTACAGTTCTCTGTTCATCTCCCAATTCTCTCTGAGCAGTATCTAACTCAGATTCTAAACCAAATACATTCGCTACTTTACCTGCAGTAGATTGTACACCACCTACCAGATCCCCTGCAGCCCCGACAAAACGTTTCAATCTTGCTACAGCATTCTTGATAGCAGGATTTTGCAACCAAAGCTGGATCTTATCGATTGCAGCATCAGCAAATGGTTTTAAGAAGTCCCATACCTTTTCGAGTGCTGGTATCAGACTCTGCCAGAATTCTGAGAATGCCTTCATAGGACCTTCATAATATGACTTAAGTACTGGCATCAATATCTCACCAAATACTCTCTTAATAGGTTCAAACAGAGGTTTGATTGCATCACCAATGAATGCACCTATATGTTCACCTAAGAAACTACCTATAAACTGTCCTACAATAGGACCAAATGGACCTAGTATAGGTGTTAACAATGCAGACATAGCAAGTCCACCCATCACTGCACCTGCTCCAGCACCTATTGCTACTGATGCACCTTCATCTTTACGACGGAATGCTGCACCAACACCCATTGCTACAGATAAACCACCACCTGCTAATACTTTTCCACCACCACGTAAAAGTCCACCACCTCTCCGTGCCATATTTCCACCGAAGGATCTCAACCTTCGCATTCTGCGTATATTTCTCCACTTACCTAATCTCTGTCGTGCAGCAAGTTTCTTAGGATCCAGACCTCTCCTCATCTGTCCTTGTATAAACTTACGCAACCTATTAGCATCACCAAATAGTTTCCAAGGCTTTAAGATACGATCTGCTAAGAATAATCCAGCAATACCACCAACTAATTTTAGTGCACCTATAACAGGGTTCTTCTCACCAAATGCAGACAGTATAAAGTCTACGCTCTTCAGTACTACCTTAGATAATATCTTGAACCAACCACCAATTACTGTAAAACCTACAGATATAATCTTCTTATTCTTAGGATTTGATAGAAAGTCTAGGACAAACCAAGTAGCAGCAAACTTTAATAACTTTGTAAATGGTGATAGTAACTTCTGTAACCAAGACCACTTACCTTTATCTACTTTTGGTTTATCTTTCTCTACACCATCTTTAACATCCTTAGGATCAGCAAGTAACTTCTGTTCGTAGTCATTCTCTTGTTTTTTGACTAATTGTAACCTACTTGCTTCTGCTGCATCTCTTGCAGCCTGTGCCTTTGCTTCTAAACTATCAGTTATTATCCTACCAATATCCTCTACCGTATTACCCATCCTATTAAATGCCAATGTCATTGACTTAATAGGATCATTTCCAGCACCAGCGGTACCACCCTTATCTTTTACAGCAAGGAAGGATCTTACTTTAACTTTTTTTACTTGTGGTGCCATTAAATCGAGGTACGATTAGATGCCGCTTGTTTGGCTTCTTCTTCCTTCAGATAACGAATTAGCAGATTCACGTATACATCCCTTTCCCACGGAATCATATTCTCTAACTCTGTCAAACTATATTTGTGATATTGCATCATTGCAAAATTCACTTCAAACAGATTCATTAGAGAATCGTGGGCTAGGGCTATTCGAAAAAAGCCGCCATACCCTCCAATTTAATCTCACTTTTAACTTCAGTCTTAGGGTTAAAGACTTCTAAGGTATGTTCTAACTTAGGCATAGTTTCAAAGAAACTCTGTACCATAGCGAACTGTTGGGAGTTCATACCTTCAAAGAACGAGACTAGTTCTGTCTTCTTATAGTTCTTTGCATCTTCTACATCCTCACCTGTTGCAATCTGATCTACACAATCAGCAGCAAGGTCAAATACATCATCAATATTAGGATTTTCCGATAAGTTATTCTTTACGAAAGTATCAATAGAAGGATACTTCATAACAAGAGTGACTTCATCTGTGATCTTGATCTTCTTAGAATGTTCTGGAGGTATAACAACTTCCACTTCTTCTAAGTTAATTTCAACATCAACTTGAGTCTTACCATCATCAGGACAAGTAAGTTTAAACTCACTAATCTCACCAACTGACTTAGCACGAATACGAAGGAAAAGTAATTCGATGTCAAATGTAGATAGTGTACCTACATTCTTTACGCTAGTACAATTTTTGATGATCTCTTTAACTGCTTTAACCATTTCCTTTTGGTCTTGTGATTCCATTGCTACGTAAAGTAGCTTTTCCTCACGAACCAAGAAGGGTCTATAGGTCACTTTCTTCCCAGAAGGTAGGTTGCACTCATATTCTGGTACAACCAGGGTAGGTAATGGCATAGTAATTCAATTCAGTACAAGTATTTATGCGGTCATTTCCGTGTTACGAGAATGTCACCGTCATCATCTTCATCATCATCCCAAGGATCGTTTAATTCATCGATCCTATCCTTTAATGACTCTGATAAAAAGCTGTCAGATTCTTTAACTTTATCGGTAAATTCCTGATCAGGTGTAAAATTTACAACTAACAGTTCATCACCCTCCTGAACTTCTGACATTTCAGGGTGTTCTTGAAATTTCTTCTTAGGGGGTTTTGGGGGTTCCATATTCCATCCTTGTGACATAAGTCTTATAGCACTAACGAGTAGGATTAGCCACGTGGCAGTAAATATTATGTCAAATACAGGATTCATTTGGGTAGGTCAAATAGAATATTGTGTATGTAATCTATAGCCCACTCCTTGTCAAACCAACTAGACAGTGCTGCTATTGTTTTCTTGTTCTTCCTTTGCTGAGTAGAGTACCATACCTGATCATCCATTCTCAGCATCGCATCAACATAGTTATCTTCTTTCTTAACAGATTTGACCCAATCACATAGTGTGTTTAAGTAACCCTCCAGTATCCTTATATACTCACCTACCTCTTCTTCATCTCGTATCCTAACAAATTTAAAATGAGGTGAGAAAATATCATCACCCCACAAAGGTAAAACTCGTTTTTCTTTGAAAAGATATGCGTTACTAATAGGTGCTATCTGCTCATAGATCTTTTCACTCCCTCTAACAGGAGAAATATCTACAATAGCAGCAGTTATCACAGTCTTAGTAGCAACAATATCACACCCGAAGATAGGTATATTGTAGTTATAGTCAGGAAAGAAGACACAATGCAGTACATCGAGTCCCTTGACTTCTGAAGTTTCTAAATGGATCTTCCTGAAACCTGGTGCTTTCCACATTTCATTTTTAATCCATCCTGCTTCAAAATCAATCCACTTACAGTCACATTCTAAAGGTTCAACTCCATCAAATGATAAAGCTGCATTCCTGATTAAATCAGCAATCTTTTCACGGACCATAATAAAATCATATTACATATACTATCTAGGCACTAAAGCAACCTGCTCCAATCGGAAGTATACTTCTTGATTGATCTATTACCAATGATATTACCAATATCAGTAGCTGCATCGATGACTCTATCTAAAGTATCCACGTTCTCGTTCGCATTACGACGATTAACAACACTACGTGCACTTCTGATAGTCACCTCATCAGTAGTCCAATCAGCAACTGATTTGATAGTAGTACCAAGACGGAATCTCTCTAGGTAGAACTGTACATCTAATTTCATTAAAGATGTATGTTCGTTAGACATCTGTATAGTACTAACATTGTAAGGGAAGCAACCAACTGCTCTCCACTGTGCTGTTATCTTATTATCTCTTATCTGTCCTACTCTCTTATTACCATCGACAAATCTTGTTACAAGGTTAGATCCAGGTTCATACTTATTGATAAGAATATCTGAAGTGTACTTATCATAGAACATACTTCTATTTTCAGTATCTCTACTAATACCATTCATCCATCTTTCAAAGAAGTTTCTATGCCATTGGTTCTTTGTTATTATAAACTGTACATTTAAATCTGTAGGTGTCTGTTGTGTAGCATATCTCCTCATCGATCCAAAGTTTGTTACTTCACCAGACATCATATTCCTTGATGGTACCGTAACCTGATCAGCAAAGAAGTCTATAGCCTCATAATAATCACTTGCTCCTCCAAATTCATTCAGATCATAGACTAGAAACGGTGGTATAGATATCATCACCGTGTACATATTTGAGCGTGCTGGCTCAAACGCTCCTGTCGCAACGGTATCTTTAAATCTTGTAAACGAAATTCCCATTAGTAAACGTGTTTCGATGGAATTGGTATATTCCTACCATTAATAGTAGTAACAAACTGTTCACAGGGGATCAACCCCACGTCAGGCCACTCAGTACTAGGTACGTCATAAGTAGCAGATAAAACATTCTTTCTCAAGTATTTATGCAAGGTTTCATTGGGTACTATCTTATTACCAGAAGCTAAGTCTGCACCAACGATTGTTCGGTACTCTGGTTCAACATAATGTAAGTTACCACCCCAGAAGTGAGTAGAGTCTTCTCCTAAGATATAAACCAAGGGATATACATCCCAAAACCTATACTTCTCACCATATTCTGCTCTATATGTGAAGAAAAGCATCCTTCCAATAGAACCAGGTTCTGCAGATGGTGTCATTCCCTCCAATCCGTACTGAAATTGGCTCCTCCACCAAGATGGATTCTGAGATTTACCTCCTGCTAAGTCTTTTATGTCTTCAAATAGGCTCATAGCCCTAAATCGTGCTCGGTTAATACCACAAATTCCATCTTACGGTCTTTAGCATACGTTGTAGCAGCCTTCCACTTAGCCTGGTTAATACTATAAGTTCTTATCTCGTTAAGGTACTGTTTAGTTACCTTTACCTTAGGTTTTGGTCTTCTAGTCTCTCTATCAGGTTTAACTTCTATAATATATTCCTTGAGACCCTTGCCTCTCAAACGACCTTTAACATAGAAATCTGGGAAATATCTATGTGGTCTCCTGTCTACAGGTGAGATATAAGGTACAATTATCTCTTCTGAAGACCACTTTACAACGTTAGAATTCACATCACACCAAAGCATTACTTTCTTCTCCCAAGAAGATCTATAAATAATGTTTGTAGGATCACCTTTATACTTGCCTGGGTTACTAGGTCTGAATCTTCCTGAGTAAGTTTTTCTCTTCGGCATATGGCAGCTCCATTAGTATATCCAAGATCAATTCCAACACAAGTACCTGGTGGGGACTCAATCAGTGCAGCCATTACTGATGCAGACTCCTATGAAACTAAGGTAGTGGATTACTTGGTGATAAAAGTATATAGTTCAGATAAGGGTAACCCTTACAAGCACATTGGTGGCAACAGTAGCGGTGAAGGTGCTCTATATAAAACTATTTATTTGTATTTACCCCAAGGGTTAAAAGAAGAATACGGTGCTGAGTATGCAAGAACTACTCTAGGTGCTGCTGGTCTTGGTGCTATGAAGATGGTCAATTCTGCTATGGCTGGTAATGCAGGTGGTAGAGCAGATATGCAAGGCAATATGGTTCAAGCACTACAACAGACTGCTGGTGCTGCTAAACCAGAATTTATTATGAATGCTGTGGGATCTGCTATAGGTACTGTGAACAGTGCATTAGGATTACAGGCAGATGGTTTAGATGCCAACGCAATATCTGCACTAACAACTAAAAAGATTTTTAACCCATATCAAGAAACAACATTTAGAGGTACAACTTACAGATCACACAACTTTAACTTTAAGTGTGTGCCAAAGAATATGCAGGAAGCTAAAGAACTTTATAGGATAATACACGTCCTTCGTAAAGCAATGTTACCTGGAACAAATGATGGTACACCTGAAGATCTGCAGGGATTCGCTGATGATGAAGAAATGTCTGATATGACTGCAACGATTCTAGGTAGTGAATCAGGTGGTGGTAGTAACCGTTTCCTTACGATACCTGACTATATGAGGCTAGGTATCGTAAGGGTAGAAGGTGCTCCTAATGAAGATGGTGATCTAGATCTAATGGCAGGACAACCTGCAAGACTCTCTAGAATTATGCAATTCCCTGTGAAATGTGTATTAACAAACCTTAGTATGGATCTTACTCCTGATGGTCCTTACAACTCATTGAAAGATGAATATGATAGTGGTGTGGATTATGGTCCTGCTGCATTTAACTTGAGTTTAAACTTCGATGAAACTGCATTCCTCACCAAAAACGAAATAAGATAGTATGGCTTACTTTAAGTACCTACCTAAGGTATATGTCCGTAATAAGACTAGGGTTGATGGCTTTCAACCTTACCAACTTGCGGTTAATATCTTCAGAAGGATCAAAATCCGTGATTCACTTCAAGGTGCTCTGTTAGGTTTCCTCCAATATGAAATTGGTGAGAATGAGAGACCTGATCAAGTAGCATATAAGTTCTATAAGGATTCTGGTCTAGATTGGGTCATATTGCTTGTAAACAATGTGATCAACGTGAATCAAGACTGGCCAATGAACCGTGAGGATCTCTTCAAGTACGTTGAAGACAAGTATGGTTCAGTAGAAGGTGTTAGACACTATGAAACTTTAGAATACTTACATACTGATGGTAGTGTACTATTGAAATCAGGATATCAAGTACCTGAGGATTTCCAATACACCAAACCTGATGGCAGTATTGTACCTTCAGCATCAAGTCGCATACCTGTATCATACTATGCATACGAGAACGAAATTAATGAAACTAAGAGAAATATATACCTGCTTCGCCCGCAATATTTGACTGATTTCGTCGCTGAGTTCAAGAAACTAGCAATGTACCTTCCCAACGCAGAAGTTGATGAGAATGGATACAAAAAGACTCAGGGATCTCTTGCAGAAGAATTTATCGGGTTACCCAAATACAACAAACCCAGCCAAAGCACTGCTTCAACTGGGTCTGCGTCTGGTAGTGGTTCTAGTACCTCACTTGTAAGTAAGGGTTCAACCTAGAAACACCAATTTTCGTCTTTATAGATGTAACAAGGTACTCCGTGATGATTGTACTTGTTAGGTCTGAATACTGGTGTCGATTGATACCAAGGTAAATAATGCGTTTCACCCCAATGATCGTGGTGACGGTGCCTCCTTCGATGGCGTTCTACTCGTTTATACCAGCAATTCCATCCAAATTGAGGATCTTTAACACAATGTGTTGGAGCTACCTCTGCTCCGTCTAAAGTTGGTTTTACCCAATTTGTAGTTTTGTGATGAGCTTGAACTGGAGCTGCTAGGAAGGGAATTGCCAAAAGTGGAAGAAATTTCATAGTGTGACCTCATTACCGTGTCTTGTACCTATTGTACCACGAACAAACACATCAAAGGCTATGCAATAGCGACAGTTTGTGGATTGGTTGGATTCTGCCTTGTGCATCAACTGAGATGGGAACACAAAGAGGTCACCTGACTTAGGTTGGAACCTCTGGTGCTTTGCAGTAGCATTAGTGTAACCTAATGTATCAGGTTCTAAAACTTGTAGAAAACAGTTTGGATATAATCCCGTTTTATCGAATAAAAGGTCTCCACTGTTATATTCTGTCTGTATATAGTATATTCCACTCCATATTGCATTAGAGTGAGTATGAAAATCGCAGTAATCGTTAGGATAGTGCAAAACCACCCAAGATCGCACAATTTCGATAATTACGTTAGGTGCGACTAAAAGGTGGTTTCTAAGGTACCGTGATAAACCCTCAAATATGTGATTTTCGAGTTCTGGGAATTCCTTTAATATTTGCTTATTACACGATATGCTCTTGGTGTTACCGTGAGCACCCATACGTTCATACTTGATTTTTTCATCGACAAACGAAAGGGTGCCGTCAGGCACCCCAATATTCTCTTCCCATACAGGAACTGGAAAAAGTTCGTGTAGCATTAGTCCTCTGCAGCTAATTGCTGAAAGTAACTCAATGCATCATCTTCCGATTGTGCAGATACTGCAGCTTTTGTCTCTGAGAAGTTTTCAACCCCCTTTGTCCAACTTTCTGCTGCTGGAGCAGGATTGGATCCAAGGGCATTAATCTCTCCTTCGGACTCCTCGGTTTCTGCGTCGTAGCTTTTTGGTTTGACAGCTCGACCCAGAACCGCTTTAAGACGACCATCAAGCTCGTCATAAGTTTTGAAGTTCGAATCATCTGTGAACTCCGCTAGTGAGTGAGCCTTGTTAAAGATCTCCTCTAGACGTTCATCATCGAACCCACCTAGGGTACCTGGAGCAGCGAAGCAAGAATCATCATAGTTCCAGTAACCTGCTACCTGCTTGATTTTAAGTTTAAAATCAGCACCTCCCCATAGATCAAATGGGTTTATCGCTGGTTGTGGATCGTAATCATTCTCATCAGGCTGCATACGTGCAGACAACTTGTCAAATATACGTTTTCCGAACTTGTATAAAAATACTTGTCCCTCATTATCAGGATTTAATGGATCCTTAACGACATAAACGTTTGCATAGTAAGAAAGCTTACGCTTCTGCTTACGTGCTACGTCCTTGTCCTGTTCTCTACCACTGTTCCACAGTGTACTGTTGTGAGCACATACAGGGCATTTTTCACCCTTAGTAGTTGGACAATTCTCAATCAACCAACCACCAGGTCCTTGGAATGCGTGACTCCAAACTTGTGCCCAAGGTAGTTCTTCTGATTGCTCTTGAGGAATGAACCTTAAAATGGCAAATCCGTTACCAGATTTGTCAACGCCTGGTTTCCATAGTCTCTCATCGGTTTGCTTACCAGAGCTATTGAGTTTCTCTATCTCTTTAGTGAGATTTTGAAACTTTCCAGACTTTTTCTTTAGTGTTGCGAATGACATAATTAGTCCTTTGTAGTGTTTTAGATGTTTTTACTACCCATTAAGGGTAACGTACTATTTATACAATGTCAAGCCTCTATTAAGACTTGTCAAGCTCGTTTTTCCACTGTTTTAACTTGATTTCCATATCAGTCAGGACAGTGTTAATATCCTTTCCCTGACTGTATATTTTGGTCATCTCATCCAGTCTGAGCTTGATCTCTCGTGCTTCTTCATCCTCCAATGCTAACAGTGATATTCTAGCATAGAATACCTTCTGTTTGGCTATGAGTTCCATCGTTTTTTCGATATGTTCTTTCTTGTCCTCCTTAGCCATTGTTGGGAACTTTAGAGAGATAGTGTACAGGTCTTCATAGAGCTGTTGCATCTCTCCCATCTCATTACGGACCACTTCAGATTCGTAAAATCTTTCGCTCATAATGGTAATACTCCTCGTGATGTTTTCTTCACGAAATTAAGTTGCTGTGCATTATATTTAATCTTGTCCTTCAATGGTCTAGAGATCAATTTGTTTACGGTTTCCACCTCAATCTCATACTCATCACAGACTACGACAACTGCATCAATGTAGTTAACTAGTCCGTCACTGTTTTTCACAACCTCCTCTACTAATCCAGAGAATTTTGCTTGTGTCATAAATTTGTCTTGAAGGTCTTTCATTTAGATAAGTTCATAAATTCGGTGATGTACTCTTGTAGTAAAGTATGATAATAATCTAAGTCATACTTCTGTATAACTTGAGTAGCACCATCTTCAATAGCGATTAGAGTTACTATCTTGTCAACCTTAACACCGCAACGTTCATAGTACATTACAGCATAAGCAGTCTCTTGTACAAAATAGTTCTCAATCCATTCTTCTTTCTTCTCTCTAGTAGCAGTCTTGAAATCGATAACAGCTAGTTCACCATCGAACTCTGCTATGCAGTCAACACGACCAGCAACCCGAAGATAATCGCTGTATAAAGGACTTTCCAGAAGATGTATATTGTCGATCCGATCCAAGATTTTCTTAGTAGATTTAAAAAGAAAAGTGCTAAGAGGATGCGTATCATCAAAAGGTACTGGATCGTTCTTCAGATAACACTCTACCATAGAATGATATCTATTGCCACGATTTGTTGCGAGAGAGCTAATACGATTAGCTTCTTTCTCTCCTACTCGCTTTCTCCATTTAAGTATACCATCCTTCTTTCGATGTCCTGTCACTGTAGTGACGGATGGATACCATTTACCTTCACTAACATTATATAAACGAAGACCGTCACGTTGGACGGCATTCATCTCAGTTAGTGGAACTGGTGGTCCCACAGTCTTAAACATAATTACATTCCCAGTTGGATTTTGGCAAGTAGGTACTCTTTTACAAAACCAGATCTAACGATATCTTGTATATCGAATTCGATACAGTCGAATGATGGCATTGTTTTAAGAATCTGCATAAATTCTAGCACACCATTGCGCTCGTTGGTTTTTTGTAAATCAGTTTGTGCGTGATCACCTGAGAAGATGATCTTACAGTTCTGACCGACTCTGGTTATTATACTATCCAACTCGTGAAAATTCAAGTTACTGAATTCATCAACAATTATTACACAATTATCAAACGTGGTACCACGTATAAAACTTGTAGACCAGAAGGATATGGTTGATTGATTACGCAGATTATCATAGAGCATCTCAAATGATGCATCATCTGGCATCTCAAACATATACTTCACCATATTCTTATATGGTATCTGATATAGATTTGACTTGTCCTCGTGATCACCTGGTAGGAACCCAATCTCTCTGGTTGGTACCAATGAACGAACCATATACACCTTCTCATAAGATGAGGTTGGTTCTAGGACATCTCTCAGTGCAAGAAATAAACTAATAAAAGTCTTACCTGTACCAGCAGCACCGTGTAGTACGATGTTCTTACCTTCAGCATAAGACTTAAAAACCCTTTCCTGATTGTCGGTTAAGGGTTCTATAGTCTTAAGATATTCTAGATTGATTGGTTTCTTTCTCTTCATTACTCTAGCGGATCCGTTTCCGTTAGCAGGCTTACGCTTTCTTGCTGGCATAATTAAGTGAATCGGGATAGGTTAGCTCTGGGATGAGCAGACTGAATCTTAGACATTACGTCCTTAAATCCATCGGACTGTTTGGGTTTACCATACATTGTCTTAGGTACCTGGTTACCGAAGTACCTTTCCATTTCAGGATGATCCTCTTTATATTTATCTAGGTCGTGGATAGACATAAAAACTTCGGTGATCTCTCCAGTCTCTGTGTTTTTAAAGTCGTAGTTTGGCATTTTTCTAAGTATTTAGTAGTAAAGAGGGCATTAATCTATCCTTAGGCACGGTTGGATATCTCCCCAACCATCTGGATACTCCTCCTTATATTGGCAATCGCAATCCGTTTCGGCATCGGGACACCACCCTAGTGCCTTGGCAATGATTGGGAAGTTACAAATGAAATGGTCACGACATAGGGTAGCGACATCGATGTGCTCCTTCTGGGTACCATTAGAAGTACGTAATTGAATGTAATGCATCCAGCTACGAGCACTACCAGTCATATAGAGACGAGTAGGTGTTGCTAATGGGAGAACAAATCTCGCACATTCCTTCGCAATTCCCTCACGTATAAGTTCATCGTATAAATCCACCCCTTCAGCAAAGTACCTTGAGATCTTGCTCTTAAGGAATTTCGTCTGCGTTTCATCGAGATCATCTATAGAGTTCTGTCTGTTCTTTTTATCCTGTCTTCTCAGTTCAGGTGGATCAATAGCGGTACCAAGTAGTTCAGTGTTAGCATATCTCTGACTGAACTCTTGGAATGTAAAACTTCTATGCCTTAAGATCTGTGCTGCTAGTCCTCTAGTAGTGTTGATCTCTAGGGTCATATGGGCTTGCTCAAACACAGAGTAGTGACCGTGTTCGATA